CTAAGACACAACCGAAGACTATTGATATCTCCCACTGCGTCAGGCAAATCTCTGATGATTTATTCATTAGCAAGATATTACGCTGAGCATGGGAAAAATATTCTGGTAGTTGTTCCCACGACCAGTCTGGTAGAGCAGATGTATAAGGACTTTGAGGAATATGGCTGGGACGCTGAGACCCACTGCCATAAAATCTATAGTGGTCGTGAGAAGAATGATAATCGTCCAATTGTCATAACAACATGGCAATCTATCTATAAGTTAGAAAGAAGTTGGTTTGAAAGATTTGAAGTTGTGATTGGTGATGAGGCTCACTTGTTTAAATCCAAGTCACTCATTCAGATCATGACCAAACTACATCATGCAAAGTATCGCTTTGGTTTCACAGGCACACTAGACGGCACACAGACGCATAAGTGGGTGCTTGAAGGTCTCTTTGGTCCATCATACAAAGTGACCAGGACTGATGAGTTGATGAGACAGGGACACTTATCACAACTTGATATTCAGTGTCTTGTACTTAAACATGCACCACAGACATTTGAAACATATAATGATGAGATTGAATATCTTATTTCTCACGAACAAAGAAATCGTTTTATTAAAAATCTAGCACTAGATCTTAAAGGTAACACTCTTGTTCTTTTTGCAAGAGTCGAAGCCCATGGACAGGTACTCTACGATCAGATAAATAATAACAAGCGAGATGACCGTAAGGTATTTTTTGTACATGGCGGTGTAGATGCAGAGGAGAGAGAATTAGTACGAGAGATTACAGAACGAGAAAACAACGCTATCATCGTTGCCTCCTATGGAACTTTTAGTACAGGTATTAATATTAAAAAACTCCATAATGTTATCTTTGCCTCTCCAAGTAAGTCCAGAATCCGCAATCTTCAGAGTATTGGACGAGTTCTTAGAAAAGGAAAAGACAAAGTAAAAGCAACTCTGTATGACATCGCTGATGATTGTACAACCAAGTCCAGAAGAAATTACACACTCAATCATTTCATAGAAAGAATCAAAACATATAATGAGGAAAACTTTAACTATGAGATAATCACTATTCAATTAAAGGTATGATAGAAGACGATTTTTACTGTACAGTCAAATTAAAATCAGGCGAAGAAATCTTTGCCAGAGTAGCTGCTTCCGAAGAAGAGGATAGGACCATGCTGTTGGTTTCTCATCCTATCATCGTAAATGAAATCAAAGGAAGAATGGGAGTAGTAGGATATAAAATTGAACCATGGCTAAAGACAACAACTGATGATATGTTTGTTGTCAATCTAGAGGATGTATTAACTATGTCTGAATCTACAGATATAGAAATGATAATGATGTATCAAGACTATATTAGATCATCTGAGTCTGATAAGAATGCAACAAATCAATCAAGTATCGACCGTAAGATGGGTCGTCTAGGAAACGTAAACGATGTAAAAGAAATCCTAGAGAAGATCTACAATAAAACTCAAGAGTAATATAGCTTTCTTATCAACCCCCACAAAGGTATTCTACTTGGTATTTGAAATGTGTCAAGTCATCTTGTCACCTCGTCATTAAGATGATATAATTCATACATATTATGAGATAAACTTATGATACAACCAGGTATGGCCAAAAGAAAAAGGTCTGAACATTACGTCAACAATAAGGAATTTCTCGCTGCACTGATTGAGTACCGGAATGATGTTGAAAACGCATTCATTAAGAAGTATGGTAGAGAACCTGAGAAAGCTGATCGCGCTTCAAGATGGGATACAAAACCACCAATTCCACGCTATATTGGTGAGTGTTTCTTGAAGATTGCAAATCACTTGTCCTTCAAGCCTAACTTTGTTAACTATATGTTCAAGGAGGACATGATCTCAGATGGAATCGAAAATTGCGTTCAGTACATTCATAATTTTAATCCTGAGAAATCCCAAAATCCTTTTGCTTACTTTACGCAAATCATTCATTATGCGTTTCTCCGCAGAATCCAAAGAGAGAAGCGTCAACTAGAAATTAAGAACAAGATTATTGAAAAGTCAGGGTACAGTGAAGTGTTTGATGACAACAACACCCTTGACGGATCGAACTATTCCGATTACAATCAAATCAAAGATAACGTCCATTCCAAACTACGTAGTTGATGAGAGTACACTCTTACTCTGATGTCATAATCGGTAAGTATCCTCATGCTGAGGACTTCGGTAGAGAACTAAAACCAATATTGGAAAATGAGGTTTCTACAGTAGGACATACAAATGTCAAAGCAACTATTCATACTCATTGGAATTACTTGCCTGATCATCCCGAGGTAATAAGATTTAAAAAATTTATTACTGAAGAAGTTGATAAACATTTCAATCCTCCAGGAATAGAAGGAGAGAAAGCAGATGTTGTTCAAAATGAGTTTTGGGGTAATGTATACACTAAAGGTGACCATGCACAACCTCATCATCATATTCCAAATTCTGTTTCTCTAGTATATTTCTTGAAGGCAAAATGGTATGATGCACCACTTGTCTTTTCTGATTTCAATGAAAAGATAGATCCAGAGGAGGGTAAATATGTTTTATTTCCTGCTCATATTTTTCATCATGTTCCAACTCATAAATTTGATCACAAAAGAATAACTTTGTCTTCAAACTTTGTAATCTGTATGCCTCACCTCTCTCATCTTTACGAATGAAAATCGCAATCATCACAGATCAACACTTTGGTTGTCGTAAGAATTCAAAGTTGTTTCACGACTACTTTCTGAAATTTTATAATGATGTCTTCTTTCCATATCTAGAGGAAAATGGCATCACTACCATCGTTGATATGGGTGATACCTTTGATAGTCGTAAGGGTATTGATTTTTCTGCTCTAGCATGGGCGAAAGATAATTACTATGATCGTCTCAAAGACATGGGAATTCATGTTCATACGATAGTAGGAAATCACACAGCATATTACAAGAACACTAATGAAGTAAACGCTGTCGATCTTCTTCTACGTGAGTACGATAACGTAACTGTTTATTCTGAGTCAACGGAAGTTAAACTAGATAAACTTAACGTATTGTTTATTCCATGGATCAACAAAGAAAATGAGGAAACTACTTTCAAACTTATTCAAAGTTCAACTTGCAAGATCGCGATGGGGCACCTTGAGCTCAACGGATTTAGAGCTCATCGAGGATGCATCATGGATCATGGTCATCCGGGCGAGTTATATTCAGAGTTCACCAAGGTCTTCAGCGGTCACTACCACACTAGATCGGATGATGGACGGATCTACTACTTGGGAAATCCGTATGAGATGTTCTGGAACGATGTCGGTGATCGGAGAGGATTCTCCATCTTTGATACAGAAACTCTTGAACATTTTCACGTAGATAATCCTTACAGACTCTTTTACAACATCTACTACGAAGATACTCCACATCAACTCTTTGATGTCAGTGAGTATGTGAATAAAATCATTAAGGTGATTGTCCGTAAGAAAACTGACACCAAAGCATTTGAAAAGTTTATTGATAAAGTCACTGATGTAGCTGCTGATATCAAAATTGTTGAAAACTTTGATATTCAAGACCCAGAAGAGTTTGAGGTCTTTGAGTCTGAAGATACTATTTCCATTTTGAATAGATATATCGAGGAAGCAGAAATTCAACTTGATAAATCTAGAGTTCAGAATATTATGAGACAGACCTATCAAGAGGCATGTGAGTTGATCTAAGATGTTTATTCTAACAATCTACGGAAAAGAAACAGAGGGTGCATACTCTGTGCCTGATGAAGAAGGAGAGCAAATTTTATATTTGTTCAAAGGTGAAGACGATGCGATGAGATATGCTATGATGTTGGAGGATGAAGGTAGTCCAGAAATGCATGTCCTAGAAATTGAAGATGAGATAATGATTAAAACCTGTGAGTTGCATGACTACAAATATGCAATCATAACTGAGAACGATCTTGTAATTCCTCCTGAGACCACACATGATTTTATTTGAGAAAATTCGTTGGAAAAATTTTCTGTCAACTGGTAATCAATACACTGAGATAAGTTTTACACAACATCCAACAAATCTGATTATTGGAACCAACGGAGCTGGTAAGAGCACTCTACTTGACGCTCTTACTTTTTCTTTGTTTGGAAAACCATTTCGTAAGATCAACAAACCTCAACTAGTAAACTCAGTCAACGAAAAGGACTGTGTTGTTGAGGTAGAGTTTTCTATTGGGAACACGAACTGGAAAGTTGTTCGTGGTATCAAACCAAATATTTTTGAGGTGCATCGTGATGGCACTGTCTTAGATCAGTCTGCGGCCGCACTAGATCAGCAGAAGTGGTTTGAGCAGAATGTGATCAAGATGAATTACAAGTCGTTTACTCAGATTGTGATTCTGGGTAGTAGCACGTTTGTTCCTTTCATGCAGTTGACTGCTGCAAATCGTAGGGATGTGATTGAAGATCTTCTTGATATTCGTATCTTCTCTTCTATGAATAATTTGATGAAGGATAAGATCCGTCAAGTCAAAGAAGATATCAAGGTCCTAGAACTTAAGAAAGAATCTTTGAACGATAAAGTTAAGATGCAGACGAATTTTATCGAAGAGATTGAGAACAAGAGTCAGGAAGATATTGCCATTAAAGAAAAAAATATTGGTTATATCTTGAATGAAGAGAATAATCTGATGAATTATGGTGAGAGACTGAATGAAGAACTCATTTCTCTTGAGAAGAAACTTGAAAAGTATTCTGGAGCTACAGAGAAACTCCGTACACTTGGAAATCTGAAAGGTAAGATTTCTAACAAAGTAGCGACGATTACGAAGGAGCATAAATTCTTTACACAAAATACGGTTTGTCCTACCTGTGATCAGGCGATTGAAGAGACCTTCAGAATAAATAGAATTACCGACGCTCAAAATAAAGCAAAGGAGTTGCAATCCGGTTATAAAGAACTGGAACAGGCGATTAATAAGGAAGAGGAGCGAGAGCGTCAATTTTCTACTCTATCAAAGGAGATTACTACACTAACGCATGGCATTTCTCAAAACAATATTAAGATCGCTGGATGTCAACGACAAGTCAGAGATCTGGAATCGGAAATTCAAAGAATTACCGACCAACTTGCAAACAGAAATACTGAGCATGAGAAGCTAGCAACCTTCAAAGACAATCTAAAAACTACATACGACGAACTCGCTCAACGTAAGGACACGATTGACTATTACGATTTTTCGTATAGTTTGCTTAAAGACGGTGGAGTCAAGACCAAAATCATTAAGAAGTATCTACCGCTGATAAATCAGCAAGTCAATAAGTATCTTCAACTTATGGACTTTTACATTAACTTCTCTCTTGATGAGGAATTCAACGAAACCGTTCAGTCCCCAATCCACGACAGTTTTTCTTACTCTTCTTTCAGCGAGGGAGAGAAGATGAGAATCGATTTGGCACTCTTGTTTACCTGGAGAGAGGTAGCAAGGATGAAGAACTCTGTCAACACGAATTTACTCATCATGGATGAGGTGTTTGATAGTTCTCTTGATGGATTTGGAACAGAAGAATTTTTGAAAATTATTCGGTTCGTCATTAAGGATGCAAATATCTTTGTTATCTCTCATAAAGAATCTCTGCATGATAAGTTTGCAGATGTGATTCGCTTTGATAAGGTAAAAGGATTTAGTAGGATGGTTTGATGCCAACGTTTGTACATAAGGAAACTGGAAAGAAAATATTCTTTGCACATATTCCCAGAACGGCAGGTAGATTTGTAGAGGCCAATCTTTTAGCAAATGGATTTGAATGGGGCGATAGACACCTTGACACTGGACTAGGTGTAATGTCCGTTGTAAATGGTGTTGAGATTGCTCACTATCATCGTAAGTATTATCAAAAGTATCTGAACGTGACAGAAGATATCCCTCAGTTTTCTATCATAAGAAGTCCTATTACCAGATTTATTTCGGGATCAATTTATCTAAAAAGAAGATACGGAAACAATATACAATCTCAAATGGAAGATCCAATCATGTTTGGATCGATGATAAAGAATCTTCCTTTTGAGGGATCGTGGAATTGGTATCGACCACAAGTTGATTTCTTAAGCAATCAAACTCATATCTGGAAATTTGAAAATAAGATCGAAGATGAGTTTGCTTCTTGGTTGAGTGGTATTATTGGTATTGATCTGAAGTTTAATGATAAGATTGATTATCCAAAATCTAAGGATGAAGGGAACAAACTAAAGATGTCTCCTACCCTGGAAGTAAACATTAGAGGAGCTTACGCTAAAGATTTTGAAGTATTGTATAAAAATGTTTAGAAAACATTAAGTATGACGGAAACTTCATTAAGTTAGCATACCAACACTAAATAGTAACAGAATTGAGAGAGAATCTTATGTAACGAAAGTCTCGTTGTTATTTCTCGACTGTATCATTAGGAGACATTATGCACAATCTCATTTCACACAATCAACTAGCGGGTTGGAAGCAAAGCGTTGAACGATTGACTCATACATTAGACAAGACGATGGATGAATCAGATGTTTTAAACGATTACTACAATTGTTTGATTGAGTGTGATGATGATCAATCTACTTGTAAACGAGTTTGTAGGAGTATTCTTTCATAAATTTCAAAACGATCAAAACCAACCATAGACACATAGGAAACTGTCACTAAGGGCCCTCCGCTTCGGCGGGGGGTTTAGTATTATGGCCACATACAAAAGAAACCACCATGGCAGTCAAGCACGAAATCAAATCCCAACTTGCCAAACTGCTTGCCACTGAAGACTTGATCGTGGAACACAAGCAAGTGCAGACTGCTTGCTTTAACGTCCACACCCGTGTCCTGACCCTTCCTATGTGGGAGAAGGCAAGCAACACCGTCTATGATTTGCTGGTGGGCCATGAGGTTGGTCACGCACTCTTTACCCCTGATGAGAACTGGTTGGAGAAGGTCGCAGTCCCTCCTCAGTTTGTGAATGTGGTTGAGGATGCACGAATAGAGAAACTTATGAAACGCAAGTACATGGGACTTGCAAAGACGTTTTTCCGAGGTTACCAAGAACTAAATGACGAGGACTTCTTCTCTATTTCTGATGAGTCTGTTTCTACTTTTAATCTTGCTGATCGTGCAAATCTATACTTTAAGGTCGGTAATTTTGTAGACATCACTTTTGACTCTGAAGAGAAAGTATTAATTCAGAAGATTGCAGACGTAGAAACTTTCGACGATGTGTTGAAGGTTGCGGAAGAACTGTACTTGTTCTGTAAGAAAGAAAAGGAAGAGAAAGTAGATGATATGGAGATGCCACCTAATGAGATGGGTGGTGAGTCTGATCAACCTGCCAGTGAACTAGAGGAGCAGCAAGATACCTCTGGAGAGGGTTCTGGTGACTCTCAGGAACAAACTTCTATGCCAGAGGCCGATCAATCTGCCACTGCCCCTCTGACTGATGAACCAGAAGTTCAGACTGCTGATGCTTTGGAATCAAATCTGCAGGACCTTGTAGACACCGATGGTTATGAGAACGTGTATGTTGAGATTCCAAAGGTTGACCTGAAGTATATTATTGCTAAGAACGATGATATTCACAAAGAGATTGATGCATGGTTCAACCATCAAAAGAAACAGATGGAATGTCTCTTTGACAAAACTGATGAAGAGTTTATCAAGTTCAAACGTAATGCACAGAAGGAAGTCAACTATCTGGTGAAAGAGTTTGAGTGTCGCAAGGCAGCAGATTCCTATGCCCGTGCTACCACTGCTCGTACTGGTGTTCTTGATACTTCTAAACTGCACACTTACAAGTACAACGAAGATCTATTCAAGAAAGTCTCTGTGATTCCTGATGGTAAGAATCATGGTCTGATCTTCGTCCTTGACTGGAGTGGTTCTATGAGCCGTGTGATGCTTGATACGATCAAGCAACTCTATAATCTGATTTGGTTCTGCAAGAAAGTCTCTATTCCTTTTGAGGTGTATGCGTTCACGAACGAGTGGAAGAAACCTGAGATCAATTATGAAACTCAGGAACTTATCAAACCAGCAGACTGGACTTCCTCATATGAAAAGAAAGAGAATCTTCTTGCTGTTCATGAACAGTTCTCTTTGATGAATCTTTTGACCAGCAAGACAAATGGTCAGCAACTTGAACATCAGATGATCAATATTTGGAGGTGTGCAAAAGCCTTTGGTAACTTCTATGGATCTCCTTATTCTGTTCCCTCTCGCCTGGGTCTTTCTGGCACTCCACTGAATGAAGCATTTGTATGTCTTCACCAGATTCTTCCTCAGTTTCAGAAGCAGAACAAACTGCAGAAGGTTCAGTGTATTGTCCTGACTGATGGTGAGGCAAATCACCTCTCTCGTCACGTTATGGTAAAACGTCACTGGGAGAATGAACCTTATATGGGAACTCGTCAGTTGCAAGGTGGTTGCACCTTTCTCCGTGATCGTAAGACTGGTAACACTTATAATGTTCCTTATGGTTGGCATGGATTCTCTGATCTGATGCTTCAGAACCTGCGTGACAACTTCCCGTCTGTTAACTTTGTGGGTATCCGTGTTCTTGAGAGCCGTGATGCAAACGGATTCCTAAGTTTGTATCATAATCGTGGTTCTAATGTGTTCTTTAAGTTGCAGAGTGAGTGGAAGAAGCAACGTAGTTTCACCATCAAGACTTCTGGATATCATGCATACTTTGCTATCTCTGCAGCATCACTTTCTCAAGATGCAGACTTTGAAGTTGATGACGGTGCAACCAAAGCAAAGATCAAGTCTGCTTTTATTAAGTCTCTTAAGACTAAAAAACTAAATAAGAAAGTTCTAGGTGAATTTATTTCTCTGGTAGCATGACCGAGTATAAAGACAATTGGAGAGAAATAGCAAAAGCATCAGAAAAGGATCCCAAGGTAATGGATATCCTTGAGAATGGTCCCAGGTCTCTTACACAAGCATGGTTGCTCCAGGCTATGCGATACAAGTATGGACGATCTGACAAGTGACACACGGGGGGGTTTGAGACTCCCCTTTTTCGCTTATACTAGCTTCAGTTCAAACAAAGCAAATGGGTCTTTCCAAAGAAAGCATCGTCGAATGTCTGCGCGAATCTTATGGTGAATCTGTAACGTCTGCTGAGATCAAGGCATTTTGCCAGATGAATGATTTCAACTATCAGACCATCACCAACAAACTGACTGACTATAAAGTCGGTCGTGGTAAGTGGAACCTGGAAGTAACGAAAGAGACTGTAGAAGAACTGGAAACAACTTATAATGGACCTGCAGCACTGCCTGCAGTAGAGCAAAACCTTATCCCTCAGAAAGATGATTCCTTCGTCAGCTTTGGTAATTTCAGTGACGTTAAAAAAATTATTAAGTCCGGTCTCTTCTACCCTACGTTTATCACGGGTCTCTCGGGCAACGGTAAAACGTTTTCTGTCGAACAGGCATGTGCCCAACTCGGACGAGAACTCATCCGAGTCAACATCACAGTAGAGACCGATGAAGACGATCTTATTGGTGGTTTCCGTCTTGTTGGTGGAGAAACCGTTTGGCACAACGGACCAGTTATCGAAGCCCTGCAGCGGGGTGCTGTGCTGCTCCTTGACGAGATCGACCTCGCCTCAAACAAAATCCTCTGTCTTCAGTCTATTCTCGAAGGAAAAGGAGTTTTCCTTAAGAAGATTGGCAAATGGGTTGCGCCCACAGAAGGTTTCCAAGTATTCGCCACTGCCAACACAAAAGGTAAAGGTAGCGACGACGGACGATTCATTGGAACTAATGTGCTCAACGAAGCATTCCTTGAGCGATTCCCTGTGACTTTTGAGCAGGAGTATCCTACTGCTGCTACCGAACAGAAGATCCTTGGTAAGATCTGTAAGAATGAAGAGTTCTGCAAGCGTCTCTCTGACTGGGCAGACATCATTCGTAAGACCTTCTATGATGGTGGCATCGAAGAGATCATCAGCACCCGTCGTCTGGTCCATATCGTCAAGGCATACAGCATCTTCGGAGACAAGGCAAAGGCAATCCAAGTCTGTGTCAATCGTTTCGATGATGAAACTAAGCAGGCATTCTTGGAACTGTATGACAAGGTTGATGCTGACTTCATGATGCCCGTTGACGAAACACCTACAGTTTGATATAATTATGGCTAACTCTTGGTCCTTTCTATTTGATGAATTAAGTATGACTAATCAAGACTATTGGGAAAATGATGGTATCAGTGTGACTGGCAATCCATACGCTGCTCCTGATACACTTATTCTTGGAACCCATCTTCCAGGTGGAATGGGGGATGATCACATCACATTTTCATCTGACACTTATGGCGCTGCACAACCAGTTCCCATCACTTTTGGTGACACCTTTGGTGAAGATTCCGTTTCGTTTAACCTTGACATGACAAGTAACAATCCCGCTCGTTTTAAATACAGTGAAGAAAAAATCCTTAAAGAACTGACCGATTATATTTCTGCAACATACAACCAGCACTACTCTGCTGGCGATGATAAAGTGCAAACACTTGATCTGATTGAAGCATGTGGTGATGGCGAATCCTTCTGCCGCAGCAACATCCTCAAGTATGCCTCTCGTTATGATAAGAAAGGCAC